AATACCGACAACTTTAGTCCCTAAATCAATGACTTCTTGACCAGCTGTTAACTCAAGATTAAACTCTCTTTCTACACCTGACTCCTCAAAAGTTTGTCTAAACGTATTTTGAATATCGTTAGTAATGGTAGTTGTGGTAGTTATGACATTTCCACTTTGAGTTACAACACCACCATCACTACTTGAAGAGACAACTTGCCTATCAATAATATCTTCATCAATTAATGTAGCACTATCTCTACCATTCCAAGTTGTTTCGTGAGAGTTCCAGAAACTAGATGCCATTCCACCATTTTCACGATCTTCTACTCCTAATAGTTGTGATATCGCATCAAAAGCATTATCAATTTCAATAGTTTGAGGAGTTAAAGGAATTTCTTCTATCCAATAATCGGAAGATGGGAATAATTCAATTGCTCCAACAAATATATCAACAAGAAATGGATTTAAATTTTCTGTTCGAGTTGCATTTTGTTGATTTATGAATATAGATTCAGTATAATTTAAAGTTAAAGCAGAACCACCCCTAGTAATATTAGAGTCGGTAAAATCATTAACAAATTTATAATCTGAGGTAGTTGGACTTGAAGTTGTGCTATTTGTTTCAAAAACTAAACTAATATTTCTCTCTGTGGATCTTGGTCTACACTCACTCCTTTCAATATCAATATCAAATTTAGACTCTCCAGTTAAATTGTGAGAATTATGATTTCTAAAATTATCAACAAAGAAACCAGATTTGAATTTGTCTAATCCAGTATTTGGATCTTTTATAGATAAATTTTTAGTGTCTGTTTCAAGTAAAGATAATGTTGTATAATTTTCTAAATTCTTAATTCTATTCTCCAATCCACCAATATCTCTCATGGTGTATCTCTTATGTGGAACCCTCTTCACAGTAACTTCAGAAGCATGGCGAACATAAGGTGGGTATTTTATCGTTGCAACTTGAAAAGCCCCTTCATTTGGTAATGGTGCTTTTGGAAGTCTTGATGGATTTCCTTCTTTCAGATCAAAAATACCATCTTTTGTTAAATATAATCTATCAATTCTTCCCTGATAGTAAGAATAATCAACAACTACTGTTTTACCTGAAACAACATTATCAGATTCTGATGATGTAAAATCTCTTGATGCGTGAGAGAATGGTGTAATAGTGCTACTACCTCTAGAATATGGCTTAACTCTTGGTCTAAAATCAAGATAATCTGATGCCCAACTATCAAATACATATGGTATATCTTTTGTATAATCAAGAGTATTATAACTGTTTACTGTTTCAACGTTTCCTGATGTTTCAATATTAACAAGATGATCAAATATAATTCTTAATTGTCGAGTTGGTTTTTCAACATTAGATTTTCTAATAAGTCTACCAAAATCAACAAATTCATCTCTTTGTCCATTATCTAAATCAAAGTTTTTAAGAATGTTTCTATCACCAGGTGCGATTGCAGTTACTGTAGCAAAGATGCCAGAGGTCTTTAGAGAGATGTTTTCATCAATTTGGAAGGTATTTTCGTTTTCATAAACAAAAGACAACTGAGTCGCTTGTACGACTACTACACGAGCAACTGCACCAGATGTTCCACCAACAAATTGCTCCCCAACAACTACATTGTTACTAAATGTGTCACTTTGATTTGTTACACTCATCAGTGGTAAATCAGGAGAACTACTATCATTAGATTCAAAAACAGCTAAAACACGAGTAACTTCTGGGACATCTAATGATAATTCTTTATCTTGAACTCTTATTCCATAAACCGTGCTTGTTGCCAATCCGTCTATGGTAGTTCCAGACCCAACGTTTTCTGATTTGTTTACAATTAAATCAGCACATCTATTAAGAGATTTTTCTTTTGATTCTAATCTACTTCTCCTAAGTGCAACTATAAGAGTTGCATCTCCAGATGCTGATGGTAAACCAGAAATTGTAACTTGTTTTAGTCCAGAGTCTACACTTACCATCGTGCTTAAAAGTTTGATGACGACGTTACCAACTTCTAAAACGTAATTTCCTGTGCTAAATGGTTCTAAGAATAAATTTCGAGTATCCCCACTAACATCATTATCTACGTTGAAAGTCACTGAATGGTTACTTGCAGTTCCATCCATTTTCTTTCTTACAATGTATGAACTATCCAAAACATTCATGGATGCAATATATTTGTCTGCTAATTTAACTCTAAATCCAGGATCGTCAGATTCATTTAAAGTTGGAAGCACAACAACTACATCTGTTGGTGATTGTCCAGCAGCTGGAGCTCCACCATCACATACACCAGAAACAGTTGCAATACCAGAAACTGTAAAACTAGTTCCACCAGCACCAATATCAGTTACTTGGTTAAATGTTGGTGTATTTTTTCCTAAAATACCGTAACTAACAATATCTCCGACTTTAATGATAGATCTAAAATCAACAATTGATGGAGTTCTTATTCTTGAAGTATCTCCAACTCCGATTGTTATCTCAAATTCTGATCCCTCTTTAGCAATTTTTTTAGTGCGATTCAATACTGTATTTGCAGTAAATTGAGTGGTTCCAGATCCTGTAACTCCTCCATCATTATGGACTGATTTAATGTCCTCAAAATTAAAGTCTCTAATTTCAACTACACTGTTACCTTCAGTGATACCATTAATTATTAATGGTTCATTTAGTTGAAATTGTCCTGTAACGTCTCTTAGATATACATTTACGGTATTAGTTAGAGTGGACTTAGTATACCCGACAGCTCCACTATTTTTCCCTTCTACACGAGTATACGCACCATAACCAACATCAACAGTTTTTGATAATTTAAGATATGTTTCTAATTGAATATCGAATAATGATAAATCATAAGTTGTGACTGCTACTCCTGAAGATGATTTTTGCTTATAATCATAAACCTTTGCAGTTCCAATTATATCAGTTAAATTGGTTCCTGATGCTAATTTGTCATTACTTGTTCTTTTTTTCAATAATAAAACTTTTTGGTCAACACTACTTCCACCAAACTCAATATCAGGAGATCCAAAAACATTAGTTATCTCCACACTTTTGCCCATTCTAATTGGAACACTTTGATTTTCAACTAATTTTGTAGTTCTTGGTTTTAGTACATCAAGAGAAGAGGTGGATATTTTATCAATTTCATAACCTCTTACATATGCCTTTCCTGAAGAAATTTGTAAACTAATTATATCATCTGCAGGTGTATTACCATTCTGTGTTATTTGAGTGTCAAAATATATCCCTCTATTACCAACTCTATCATTTAATGATTCTTTTACATCAAGTGAAAATGGTTTTATATAATAATCTCCTGATTCATCATAAGTTCTTCTTGCTAACTCCTCTGCAAAAATATTATATTCTGTTTTAGTTACTATATTTTTTATAACTCCATTTTCCACCCTTAATAATTCGACAAAATCACTATCATTTGTATCTTCTAAAAGTTTTTTATGTAAAACTGTTGCTAGTTTTAATCTGTCAGCACCTGGTGCAGTTTCATTTGCAAAACCTTTAGCATTATCATATAAATCAGAATTTACTGATGATGGGCTTAATGTCTCTTCATTTAATAAAAATCCAACTTTATAACTTGGAGTATTTGTATATTGATCTAATATTATTGTGGATGTAAGATTTTTTACAAAAAATCCACGAATGAAAAATACACCCTCACTTACTGAAAATGCTGAACCAATGGATGTTGCATTAGATACAATACACCTAGCAAATTGACTATTTGCTAAAATACTTGTATTGAGATAATTTATACTTGAGAGGGTTATTAAATTTTCACCATCTAAAAATGTAGTGGTCTCTCCATTTGTTCCAGATTTTGTGTATTTGACATATAAAGTATCAAAACCATCAACTGATTCTGATGAAGTTAATCTATTAACTACTGTTGCTTCTACTCCAGATATTTCTCCTTTAATCTTTACTTTTCCATCTGATAAAACTTTTGTATAACTAGAAACTGGTATGTTTAGAAAATTAGGATCTATTTTTACTGCATGATACTCTGAATCATAAGAAGTTCCACCAGGAATGACCATAGAACCTTCTTTAAAAAAGTGTTGGCCAAATTTTTCAACTTGATTTTGAAGTATTGACTGTAATGTGGTTAATTCTCTTGCCTGAACTGGAAATCCTGGTTTAAATAAAACTTTGTGATAGTTTTTACTATCGACAAAATCGTCAAAGTAAGGAGAAACGTTTAGATTGGTATTTTGTGGCATCTTTTTAGAACTCTATAACTATTTTTACCTCTTCCTTTTGTGAGGCTGTTCTTGTCACTGGTGCTCTATTATCAATGTATATGATATCACCAGAATATTTTTTTACGTCTGGATTTGCTTTTCCAGAGGTGAATGTTTGACTCAGAGCAATGTTTTGCCCACCGTCACCAGTAATTGATCCACCATTAAAATCACTATTAATAATTAAGTTTCCAGGAGATCCACCAGTTATAGGACTAGTGTTCACTCCAACAAAATCAAGTTTTTTAAATGAATATTGTTCGAGTGTGGAAAAACCAACTGGTTGATAATATTTTAAGATACCAGTATCTGGACTCCAAGAAGCTACATATGCAACTGCAGTAGAACCGACTCCTACTGTTTGTGTGATCATACTATTTACTGGATATGTAACTGCTGAAGTTGTGGTAACTCCAGAAGTAGGCCCTACTTTTAATTGTAGTGCACTCAAATTGGTTGCGGTTGTACTATTTAGAAGGGTATTGCCACTAAATTCTGAAGGATTTCTAACCACACCAACACGAGAGAAATTATTACCAACAACATAATCTGGAAGATCATCTACATTATTATCAAATTTAGCGTACATCATTACCCTAAATCCACCTAATTCACGGTATATATCAAATCCATGTCCACCTTTTGGTGGTATTATCACTTCAAATTCTGGTCTATCTATTGCAGAGTCTGGAACTCCAAGTGCAACATTATTGCCATCACCATCAGTATATGTTTCAGTTATAAATCTAACTCTTCCGTGTGTATAACCAGATCCACCAACTACACCAGTAACTGCTGTTACTTTTTTATCTTTAATATTAACAGTAATAGAACCACCAGTTCCATCACCACTAATCGGAATTTGTGAAACTGTTTCACCACCACCTCCTACTTCAATATCTGCACCTGCTCTTTTAAGAAGGACTGTTTGTATTTCTCCATCAACAGCTGCATTTTTAACGTTTTCTGTTGTGGCATCACCCCATTTTTGAGGTAAAGGTATATACTTGTTTGTTACAAATTTTACAATATCTGATGGAGATATACTATACAAATATTTCCACTCATATCCATCTGAATCATCTGGTGCAGGTTGAACTGCAGTGTTTGTATGAGTTGGTTCAGAAGTTGATGCTTGTCCATTTGGATTATCTACGTCCACTCCATTATTAATGCAAAGGTATACTTTAAATTCTGATGTAACCACATAATAATTTGATCCATATAAACTTGTAGAACTAGTTTGAGGAGTTAAATTTTGATCAGTATAATTGTTTTTTCCATGATAATTATTTCTATACATGTCATATAATGTTCCTGTCTGCCAATTTATTCTTGGAACTACTCTTCTAACATCATCTGCAGTTACTTTTTTTAAAAATAACATGCTATCATAATAAAAATTTTCTTGAGAGAAAGAATCTAAAGGAACAGGAATAACACTTCCCCAGTTTGAAAATCCATAATTTTTAACCGACGTATTCGTAGGATTTGGATGGGCTAAGAATGCATAGTAGTTATTTTTTCCAGTCGTACCAATACCCACGAAACTATCTACAAAAGTTTCGGCATTTAATATACGATATTGGTCAGTGATTATTGCGGGCATTGACTCTATGTTTTTTGATTATTTATACCTGTTATTAGTAAGAAGTTTTCACGGGTAATGTTCTAATTACTTGAGCAGAGGTTTCGATTCCAAGTAAACCGTTCTGATTGTGGAAAGTAAATGATTTTGAATTACTTTTCCTAGAAACACCAATAGATCCCCAACTATAATTTCCATATTTAAAATTATCACTAAGAGTTGTTGTATCTATTCCTGCTATTGAATCCACATTTGCAAAAATTCTTGTTATCGAAGATCCAACTGATACGAAATGTTCAACATAATACACTCCATCTAAAAATGTGTTTCCAACCCCTACAGTTTCTGGGCCAGTTGACGTTGTTTTTATACCAGTCACACCACTACCAATAAATGTATTATTAATGACAAAATAATCACCAGTGTTTATACCAGATCTTGATCTTTTATCTTCATCACTACCGTTAGGCAGTCCGTCAGGATGGTATATTCCTAAATTGTCTGGGCCATCAGTTGGGCCACCAATCTCATCACTTGGTTGTGGTTTTATTTCAAAGAATAATGCAGGTTTAGTTGTATTAATACCAACAGCACTAGTGCCTATTCCAACAACAATTCCGTAATCACCTTGATAAGTTACTTTCTCTATAGTTTCAACTTTAGCAGTTGTTCCTAAATCAACTATAGTTATGTCATTCTGAGTTTGACCCAAGTTATCAACTTGTTGGAAGAACCAACTATTTCTAACATATATTTTACCATCATTAGATGCAACTGACTTAATTATTCCCGAAGTTGGTTGTATCTGAGGTTCTAGATAATTTCTCTCTTTTG